TTTGTTATTAATGTATAGTGGCTAAAATATATATGATTTTTATATAGAGTGCAAGAGAGTTTGTAGTGGAGTTGACGTTTCCAGCGATTTAGTAGCGTTTCTATTAAGTAGCTACTGAAACTTGAGGTGCAGCATCTTCTATTTTACTAACATGATTAGCTTCTTTAGCTTCTACCATCTTAATATGATTAATAACTTCTCTAATTTTGTTATCAATCCTAACCATATCGAGAGTATATCTACCCTCGTCGTTATAGTGCTGCTCCCACTGTAGTTCTAAGCCCCTCTTCTGTTTGTAAAGGGATTGAACGTGTGTTTGCATCATTAACCTCCTCATAGGTTATCCAAGTTTTACTTTTATTGTAAAATCCACTTGTTTCCCATACTATATCAGATTGTCCTAGTTTGTCAACTATTGCATTATTTAACGCTTCCTCGCTGTCTACGCAAGTCACATTAAACTTTGTGAAGTATCCTCTAGATCTAATTTGTACAGTAAATGTTTTCATGAGTTCTTTCTTATAGCATAAAAAAAGGGGGCTCGAAAGCCCCCTTTTAATTTAAAAGTTTTTAATTACGCACCTTCAACGCCGAAGATACCTCTAGGGTCTGATACTCCAAATGAGTATCTTTCTCTAGCTTTGTATCTTACGTTTCCAGTATCGAAATCACCTTCCATTGCAGTATTTAACGCTGCTCTTTGGAACATTTTCATTCCATTAGGCACGTCAGTGATAATGTAGAAAGAATCCGTGTCAGTTAAGTAGTTATTAACTCTGTAACCTTGAGGGATCATTCCCATAGACGCAATAGCGTTTATGTCATTATCAGCTGTACCAGTTCTGCCTTGAGACTTCATAAGTCTTTCAGCTGTGAATTGGTTTTCAGAAGGAATAATCATTTTTACTCCTCTAGCTGCAATTTTGAGACCTCTTTCATCAGTCATAGCCGCAATGTCAATTAACGACTGTTCTAATGAAGTTTCATTAAGATCCGCCTGCGTAGTCAGAGTATTTTTGAAAGTACCTGATATCGTAGGGTGTGCTGTGCTAAAAAGTGCAACACCGTCTCCAGATTTGAATGTGGCTACTGAAGGTAGACCATTGTTCAATGGAGCCGTTGCTTTTACTTGTTTAGCATTCGCCATAGATCTTGCTAATGCTTTTGTGTATCTAGAAGCAAGTCTGTCGTAGAGGTTATCTTCGATAGCTTCTTCAGTGATAGCAAACGCAAGAGCGATTGTCTCGTGAGTGTATCTCGCAGTAAAAGTTTCTTGTGCAGAATCAAATGATACGCCTTGACCTTCACCTTTTACTTGAGCGTTAGCGAATCCAGATAACATAACTTCTTCTTCAAAAGCTCTGTCGCTAGATTCGGTAGTATAAATTTCAGCATGCTGATTTTCATACCTTTTGTATTCCAGACCAAATAGTGCATTTAGGCCTGGCTCTAGTTCTTTAACTAGCTGTGATCGTGATATTGCCATTGTCTATATACTCCTATTATGATTGTAGTTCTAACAAGTTAGCGACAACAATTACAGATCTGAAAGCAGCATTAGTATCATTTTCAGGATCTTCTGCTGATCTTAGTAATCTGTATTGTTTGTCATCTGCGCCAGTAGTTCCGATATCTAGAGTTGCTGATGATTTCCCAGTCGTGCTGCTTCCAGCAGTTGTGTTCATGTCATAAGTTTCTAAATAACCGGCTTGTGCTACTGCATCGTCAGTTGCTACAATGTAGTTCTGGAAAGGGTCGTCATTGACGAACGCCGTTATGTCTTCGCTGTTAGCTGGTGTAATTGAACCTGCGTAAAAATTAGCAAATGTTGGCTTCAAAGTTGTAGCCGCATTGTAAAATACGCCGTTTAATACTCCAACCACAGGAGCTGCTGAACCTTGTCCATTGACAATGTATCCTGCAGCGGACTTAACAGCACTACCGTTGTAGATTGCTCCAGCAACGCCAGCATCGATAAAGTATTTAGACTGACCAGAGATAGCAGGAGTATTTCCTAATCTATCACCCGGGATCAGACCAAAACCTTGTGTGTTTTTGTTTGCCATAGTTTTCCTATTCCTTGTTGTTAACGTTAATTCGATGATAGGGATTAACCCGAGAAATAACTAAAAAATTATTTCTTTGTACCACCGAAGGTTACACGGGACTGTCTATCTATATTGATAGGCATCCTGTTGTCTTGCTCCTTCATAAGATCGTTGTTTATTGCTTCGTCCATACCTTCGGCTTTTGACCTCATGTAATTTTGACGTTGCTGCGCAATCTCTTCTGGAACCTTTGCAAGCAAAAGGCCGCCAACCCCAACCACTCCCTTGTATTTGCCGTCTTCGACGACAGGATAGTCAGATGCATTTTCGATTTCCTCGGCTCTAACAAGTTCATAACCTTGTCTGATCCGACCTTGAATGTTTTTAACATCCTGAAATCCAACGCTCTCTGCTCTAATCCATCTATACCTGAATCCATCAGGTGCAGGGGGTGCATCTAGAGATGATGGTGGAACCCACACTTTTGGTCTTTCAGTTTTTGACCGTGTTTGGTTCGCACGAGAAGTCTTACTTATTTTTTCATTTTCCATACGCTTATACTCCTTCCGTGATTTTTAATTGTTTTGCGTACTCTTCGAGTGGCACTCCTAATTTTTTAGCTATTGCTACTTGTGAAGAAGTGAGTCTCACAATTTTGCGTCCTGGTTTTACGCTTCGATTTGCCGAAGCAACAGACTGAACTGGTTTGGACGTAGTTTGTTGATTAGTATTACCAAACTTATGTGGAAAGTCAACTCTTATTCGTTTATCAACTTCCGCATAGTAATCATCAGAATTGGGGTCAAACCCTTCTTTTTCAACTAAATCCTTATGGATTTCAAAAGCAGTAAAAGTCATAGCTCGATCTTGACCGAACCACGTATTTTTACCTGCCCAATCTTCCGCTCTAGGATCTGATTGAGGTAATTCTGTTGGAGTTTGTTCTGGTAATCTTCCACCGTCAGAAAGTTTAACAGGTTGTTCCTGTACTATTTCTTCCCTACCTTGTTTTAGCTGTTCCAGTTTTGCATTCTCAAAAGCGAGTTGTGCAATTCTTTTATTAGCTTCTGTTTGAGCTTTAGCATCTCCATTCTCTATCGCTATTGTCAGTTCTCTTTGAGCTGACTCTAGTCCAGACTGAACGCTTGACTCAAATTTTTTAACATAATCAGAATCTGTCTTTTTAAATCTAGATTCTAATTCCTGTCTTCTATGTTCAACCGCTTTAGCATAATCTAAAGCTGCTTTTTCCCTACGTTCTGCTTCTCTCATTTTTCTTGTGAGTCTAGCGATACGATTTTGAACACCTTTGCTGTATTCTTCTAATTCTCCATCAGATTTTTCAGCAGGTTTTGTTTCCTGGTCCGTGGTCTTTGTTTCTTGATTAGTTTCTTTTGGTTCAGTCTCTACGACTGACTCATCTTTTTCTTCTGGTACATCGATCTCGGCCCCTGGGCCAGACGTATCAATGTCCACTGTTTTGTTTTCGTCTGTTGGCATAGTTATCTCCTATGTTGGTTAATATTCATGCAAGATATCCTCTGGATTCTTGATGGTTGCTAAAACTTCATCATCGTTTAGCAGACGAATTTCTCCATCCTCAATTTTTATTCTGGATCCTGCATATCGGGCAAACATTACCCAATCACCTTCCTTGCACCATGGACCATCAGGATATCGTTCCTTGTCCTTGTAGCAATCTGGACCCATTCTTAAAACTAAACCACATTGAGAAGCAACTTGTTGTCTCTCTAATGTTTGTTCAGCTAAAACTATTCCGCCTTTTGTTTTTTCCCTCATCTTAAAAGGCAAGACTAACATTCTCCAACCCGTAGGGTTAGGAAGTTTTTCTTTTTCGTCAGTTAACTTTTTTTCTTTTGGTTGTTTTTGGTATTTTTCTTCTAAAGCGTTTTTATGCTTTGGTATCTCTTGTTGAGATGTCGATGACTGTTCCATTGTTTTGCTCCTTATCATTTAGCAGGATAGAGATCTCCTGTTTAACCGCTTCTAAAGCGTTTATTTGTCCTATTATATACTTGTATTTTTCCATATTGTCAATGTTTCCAGAAGTTATACTAATAGACAATTGTTCCAGTCTGACATTAATACTTTTTAATAATTTAGTTATTACTCTTTCTAAATTCACTTTAGCAATTCCACTTTCGAAGGGATTTGTTTATTCTTGAATCAGGATCTCTTGCAGTTTTAGCTGATGTCAATCGTTTTTTCATGCCCTTCATACGAGCGCAGAAGCTTTTTCTTCTGTTAGCAGCTTTTGATCCTTTTTTTAATTTTGATGGTTTTGTTGTTACAGCCATAGAAAGTTTAGAACCAGGATTTGCAGCTCTGTAAGATGCAATACCTTTTTTATTTAATCCACCTGATTCAGATTTACCTTCTTTACGTTGCCATGCTGGTGTCTTACCACCTGATGCCAACATTACTCTACCTTGTCCTCTTAATGAAATGTCAGCCATTATTTTTTTTTAATTGCTCCACCTTTTGGTTTTTCTTCTCTTTTTATACCAAGTTCAGCATCTAATTCTTTTAAACGTTGTTTCTTTATTGTTGTGTTTGATTTTATTTGAGATTCTGGATAAGTGTTATCAGATTTTTTTTCTTTGGGTTTTTCTTTAGTTTTTTTGAAAAAACCAAAAATACCTTTTT